GTGTACTCAGGGAAAAACATCTGAGCCAGTTGTGCATTCTTAATAGCACCAACCATAAAGCGCAGGTCTTTGCCATAGAGTGAGTACGAAATTACTTGGTTCATAATAGAGACAGGGCCACTTTCATCACATCAATTTTCAGTTGTTTCTCAACATACTCATCAAAGACTTGCTTGTCGTGTAGATACACCTCAGATGAATTGACCTCTGTATAACCAGCATCTTGTGTTGCCTTACCATTGAGGTAGTGCATATGTTCAATGACTGCATCTGGTATGTAATCAATAGCATCTAACGCCTGACCCAGTGTCATCCAAAAGTTATCCATATACAAATGAATCAATTTACGCGGTGCCATAAAACCTAATGGCTTAATGATATTGGTACTCATCATTACTGCTGTTGCTAATTTCTCACGTTGGTATAGATCATCACCATAAGAGATACCATTACCACGTGCTTTGATAGGAGCGTAGAGCTTCTCATCCCAGCCTTCTGTACGTACTACGTGGTCATCTCCCATAAAGTAAATAGTTTTGTACTCATCTACATACTTGTTGGCAACCAAGTTTAGTGTGCCATTCATACGCAGACGTGGGTTGACCTCATAAATAACGTTGTCTATGCGTGGGTATAGGTCTGCTTCATCATCGTCAATAGCAACGCAGATATCAGATATCTTGCTATGCAGTTGCAGTTGCTCAACAGTTCGAGCAATGTTATCTGGTCTACCCCGCGAAGGGATAATTACTAAGTTCGTTACCATATTCATCCTGTTCTTCTGGCATATAATTTGCAGTAACTATTCCTGCTCTAGCATCTTGAGCAAGCATTCTTCCATAAGCATTTTGGTCTGATATCTGACACGCTCCATAGTTCACAAAGAGCGTAGCCCAGTCCTTAGCATCTGCAAAATGTGGACCAAAACGGTTCTTCACTGGTGCAATCTTAAGTTCACCCAGTGCTGGGTCATAACCTAAAGTAATAATCAGTGAAGGTAGTTGACTTACCTTGCCGTGAATAGCACGGCGAGCAGGTGGTGTAGTCGGAGATCCATACTCTGACTGCTCTGATACGTGATGTAACACCAGTACACACGCCTCAGTCTTGCGTGCCATATCGTGTAGTTCCATCATAATTGCACGTAGCCCTGCCCACTCATTGTCAGTCTCAGCTGCTACGTTCATTAAGTTATCTATCACAATTAGTTCTGGTGCTATTCCGAACAACTCAACATATGCTCGAATCTCAAGTTCGATATCATCTAGTGAAGGTGAAGAGTCAAAGACCCACTTAATATGATTGAGTTTGTCGAAGTATTTATTGTAGTAATTCTTGTCAGTAGAAAGATTAGCCTCTACTAACAACTGACTATGACCAGAAGCGTGAGCTGCTGCTCTCATCATTACTGTTGTGGTATCGGTATCGGCTGAGAAGAATAGTGTTGGTACTTTTGCTTTCATTGCATAGATAAGAGCAAACATAGACTTACCAGCATTAGGAGCAGCAGCAACCATACATACTTGTCCACGTCTAAAGTTAATCTGCTTGCGCTTTAACGCATCCCATACATCAGGTAGCGGTGTTGCTTTGGTAAGCACACCACTCCAAGCACGGGATAGATCAAGCAACGTCGCTCTCCTTTAACGTGATTCCTCTTCGCATACGAATCTTTGAGCGTTCTCTACTTACTAGACCGCCCCAAATGCCGTGAGCTTCATTTACAATTCCCCACTCAGCACATTCAGATTGGTGTGGGCAACCTTGGCAAATTCTTTTTGCCATATTGATTTGAACTTGCCCAATAGCATCCATTCCCTTTTCAGGAAACCAGAAATCTCCACCAATCTCAGCACACGCGGGAGCTTCAAACTTATGTGGCTCCCGCATCGCTTATCTAATCCAGGATGTCTCGCACTTGTCTACGGCACCCTTTGGTGATGGACACATCCACGCACGCCAAGGTCCCTTAGCAGAAGTTCCTGACTTGTAAGTCATTGGCCCGTGCTTACATACTGGAGCAGCGCCTGCATCACTTACTGGTGCTGCAACTGGTGTTGCATTAAATTGTTGTGCTACTGCAGCAACTGTAGGAGTGCTAGAAGAGCCGCCACTAAGTTCAACTGCAGTTGATTTAATGAGAGCAGCAACCATTGAAAGATCATTGAGTCCCGTTTCTAATTCTTTAATTTCTGTAGCATAAAGATTAATCAGTGTTCCATCGTTCAACTTATAGTTGATTTGGAACTTCGTGCTTTCTGGTGCAGCCATTACTTTCCTCCGTTTAACTTAATGGATAGGCGCTGACTTTCAGCACCCACTTTCTTAGGAACAAAGCCGAGTAACTTCTCGACTTCATTACTATCAACTGTAGTTCTGCCTGCCACAGTTGTCCAACTAATCTCAGCACCACTTAACGTGGTACCGAGTACTCCCTCAAATGATGCTTTAAGGGAATCCTTTTTCTTTTCCAAATCTTTAATCTGAGCGTCGTACTGTAGGTACAACACTGCATTCTTGTCAACATCAGGATCAGGAATAATTATTTCACTGACTTCTGTACGTCCTTTTTTTAGACCAACGCATCCCATCTCACCTGATACGTCAAAGTACTGACAATAGTTTTTACAAAAATTTTCATCTTTTTCAGGATCTGGTGCTTCTTGGGCTTCCTTTACCATAGCAAGCCAACCTAAAGCCTGTAATGCTAATGATTCATCATAAGGTTCAGAGTGGATTCTTACATCATCTTCATCACCATCTCTGGCAATAGCAACAAGATTAACTGTATTAACCTTGGCCTTACCAGATTTTTCTAATAGATAACCATATACCTGTACTTGCCAGCGCTGTTGTGTAGATGGAAAGTATGAAAGATTTTTTACTTTAACAGTTTTCCAATCAACTACAGCACCAGTCTCAGGTATAAATAAATCTATGTGTGCCTTGATATCACCGTACTCAACTTCAGTCTCAACCCAATACTTTTCACCCTTGGGATCTATTGCTTCAATAGACTTTTCAATTTCAGCGTGAATAGCAGTACCCATAATAGCTGCAAGTTTTTTTAGTTTGAAGTTGGTTTCAGGTTGGTCATTTAATTTATACCAAACCTTGCGGGCGCAGCCACCAATCTCAGATGGACCTACTTGTGTTTGTTTAGACCTAGATTTGCTTGCATCTTTTTCGTGCAGAACAGTCAATAATAATTCTTTTGGATCAATCATTGCCTTCCCTCTCATCTTCTTCAAAGAAACATCCGCATCCACCAATATCGTCTGCATCTACCAGCTGTGGCTGGTCCTGTACTCTACGCCTTAATTCTATCAAAGGCAATGGCCTTTTAATACCATTTTTCATTTCACTTAAAATAGCAACATCTTTATTTAAGTGTTCTCTTACTTCTTGTTCTTTTTGTTCCCACATAGTAAAGCGTTCAGGCATAGTTTCTAACAATTTTTTGAACTGCCCTTGACCTGCTCGAACACAACCACCTCCACAATTATTGTGGCTAAAACCCAGACTGTAAAGTCTAGGCGGAACTAAACCTTCAGACGTAGCCCATTCAATTAACTGTGGCTTATCAAGATAAGGCGGTTCTGTTAATGGGGCTATGACTTTATATGGCAAATAGTTTTTAACGATTGCTGGTAAACGATGAGTCTCTGTCCAGTCAATGCCCACATAAATAATACTATCTTCTGGATTAATGTTTTCATTAATCCAAGCACGAGCTGGCTTTTGTTTTAAGACGTGAGAACAATGGGCTACTCGACTATTACCTAAAAATTTCTTATCCTTAAAGACCTGCCAAATATCACGGCCTTCATTGAGGTAAATGTAATGACCTCCGATGTTAGCAACGGCATCGTTTAAGAAACGATAAGTGTCTTCATCCTCTCCTATGTGTGGTGATTTAGCATCACCCTTTACATCAGTAAAAAGCAGGTAAAGATTATCTGTGCCGTGTTCTTTGGCTACAAGTTTTGCTGCAGCCCAAGAACCGATACCACCAGAGAACATAACAACGTGTTTCACTCATTCCCTCGAATTATTTGTACTGCTTTTAGCATTCCATTTTCTAGCCACCAACAATCATTTTTGTCAGATTCCGACATATGCAATTCTTTACATAAACGTGACTCTACTTCTTGAGCAATTCTTTCACGTAGTGCCACTTCATCAAAACTGTTACCAAGGCGACCAGCACGATAGCCCGTTTCAAGCGCTTCGTTAATTGCATAATTTAATGTCTTCTCCATTATTAATTGCTCATTTCATTTCTTTTTCAATAGCCTGAATAGTTGGGCAAGGATAAGGATTTAGAAATGCTGGAAGTTCTGGAATACAAGAACACCCAAGTATTTCTTCATCCTCGGTTTGCATAAAGTATGGCTTATGCAATTCCAATACTGCACGAAGTGCAATATATGGATGCTCTAAAGTTCTACTATTCATATAGGTTGAGCTTTTAGTAAGTTCAATTAATTCATCGTGTGTCATTCAAATATCCTTTCCTGGACTACCAACTGTACGGGTGGTGATGTATTGACGTCAAGCACCGACGCGATGTCTATTGCTTTGCGTGCAACAGCCTGAGATGCAGCCAGCGTCTTAGTTGCGCTAAGCGCAAGACTGTATAGATAACCCAGTGCTATCTGACCACCAGAGCCAATGCCGTACCTACCTTCTTGGTTGGATATAAAGCTCATATCGCAGGCTATGTGAAACAAGTTGGCGTCAAATGAAATCAAATAATCAAAGCCTGAGTCTGTTGCTTGCTTAGCCCAGTCGTAACCGTGTTGTTCAAAAGCACGGATAATAGATGGAACTATTTTCTTACCCATCCATTGAATCGGATCTTCACCGTTATATTGTGGCGGGTTCCAGTTGTACGCAAGGATATCTCCTGGACGTGAGTCACCCGTGATGCCTAATAAATATCCGTTTATCTCAACAATCTTTGGCGTGAGTAAACTAATAGTGCGTAAGTTATCTTCGGTGATTTGCGAATCTGCAGCCATCACCACGAAGTCTTTACCAGAAAGCCCAACCAACGTAGTCATAAAGTGAAGTGTATCACGACACGCCGAGATTGCTTTAATACTAGGCAGGGAGTCTACTAGAGATTACAATATGAGCGTGAGCGAATTTGCAGGACGCCCCTCGATGGGGCGTAGCAGTAACCGTACAGTTACTGTGCGGTTCCGTCTACCAACCCTGCGAAAAAAGAAACAGGACTTACCACCAAAATTTGGTAGCGACCTGAGAGAACTTGGACCGATTCACGTCTGTCCTTGTGGCTCTCAGGTTTTTTCTATTATGGCAGCTTTTGAAGATTACGAACTGAGCTGGTATTTCCTGGACGGTACCTGTGTCAACTGCGGCAATCTTTTAACTCTGCCCTGTCCAGTAGATAAACCAAATGAGACATAGCCTTTCAGAGATAGACGAAAGTCTAAGAACTGGTATCTGTTCTATTTGTGGATTAGTTAGAATTAAATTAAGAGACAAAAATAGAACAACACTTAAAGCAAAATATAGATGTGGTACGCAACATAAAATTAGTACTAATAAATTTAGTTATCCATATCGTATCTATAAAAAAGATAAATGCGAGCACTGTGGGTTCGTTCCCGTCCACCTCTCACAGCTCGACGTAGACCATATGGACGGTAACAAAAATAATAATAACCTTTCTAATTTACAAACTTTATGTGCAAATTGTCATAGGCTTAAAACTTATGTAAATAAAGATGGCGGTTGGAAGTTTGGGTATATTGCGCCTAGGGATTGACTTGCATCCTAATAGAGACTCTGGTATTTTTTAGCCAGAACAGATCCCAATGGTCTGTTCGAGTGCTGCTCCTAGGTATGAGCAAAACTGCCCACAAAACAAAAGAAAACCCCCACCTAGGATTTCTCCTAGGCAGGGGTTCTTTGTTGCCTCGCGCTTTTTGGGTTACTTAGACCCGCGACCAAACTCTGGTGCGTTTGAATCTAGTGCTTTGAGCACTGGACCTGCTACTGCTGCGACTGCAGCCAATAACAATTTCTTTGCATCTGTTTCTCCTGCGAGATATAAAGCTAATGTTGCTGCAATACCTGCACGTAAATAAGTTACTGCGATTGCCTTAAGTTTATCTTTGTCCATTCGGGTTCCTTTACTTTAGTTTCATTTTGATAACACGTGCTTTCACCTGTTCAGGTGTCTCCACGATTTCAAAGTGCATATCATCTTTGCGACCCTTATAGGTATAGCCACCTCTAAGAGCATATTTCTTGCAAAGAATGTCAAGGGTTTTGCGTTGTTCTGGAGTATAAGTATTTTCTTTTCCAAGCGGATGTTTAGCTGCATTAAGGTCAATAGCAGTCCCGCTTGAGTGATTAGATAGACCTGTTGTTTCTCCCCTAATGGGACGATATGCATATGACCAATCGTCAAAAGCACCTTTTTCTAGTGGCTCAACAGTTGTATGAAATTCAGCAGCAAAAGCTGCTAATACTGGTCCGCAGATTTCATTGCATTGCAATTTTATTTTTGTACCAGCAACAGGAAAATGTTTAATATTAATCTTTGTTTTGTCTTTAGAAGCAGGCCACCCATTAGCGCTAGTCTCTGCACTCATCGAAGATGCTCCTCTGTGTGCTGTTCAAACTTACCTTCAAGCCGAGCAAGGTCTACACTAATACCACTGACATCTGCTTGAATACGATCAACTGCATCTCGTAGCGATGACCCTGAATTTGGTTTAAGTTCTACTAAGTAGCGTCTTATTATCCAACCAAAGGCTGCAATAATTGCAAGCATTCCAGATATTGTTGTAGCCCAATCAGCAATAGACATTAGTCTACCTTTCGGATAGTGACCAACAAAACTCCGCCATAACCAGAGAAGCGTTTATCGGCAGGTGTTCTGTTGGTAAAGTCCATCTCTTCGATGATACCTGAGTATGTTTCATTTGTTCTGTAGTCTTGAATACGAACGGTATCTCCGACACCTTCAATGTTTTCAAGAACACCCATACGGTCATAGACTGAACCTTCATAACCTGATGGGTTGTTAAACTTATCCATCTCGTAGTCATACATCATTACTGGATATTGGATAAGGCGTTGACGTGGAATAGATGGCAGAGAGTTAACTTGGTACCCAGTAAATATTGGACCTTTAGTTGTATCTGTAGTGGATCTAGTAAAGGTAAACTTAAATCCTAAGAACTGCTGTGGTCCAGTAGGATATGGAATACCAATGATATCTACAAAAGAACCTTGTGGATAAGTACCAATACTGTATTCAACATTGTCATCTTGAACTGAATACACATACATACCGCCATCAGTTGTATTAAAACGTGGGGTTAGTTTCTTAAAAAGTTTATCTTCTAGCGTGTTGTAACGGATATATCCAGTACGTAATTCACCTTGGGCAATTTTAACTGTGGCTGATTCTGAATACACGGCTCCAGCAGTTGTACCATTGTTGGCAGATACATAAGCAAGCCTAGATAGATTGCCTAGGAAAGCACACGCTGTTGTTGGTTGCCCAGTAATACTTGGGTAATAAAGATCATAAGCATAAGCAAACACTAGGCTGGTAACTTCTTGCCCTAGGTTAATACGGATAACTCCAGGAGAACCATCTACTCCAGTAGCACACCATAAGAATTTATCTCGTGCTGCAAAATCATAGACTGCTTGAGTTGTCTCTACAATCAATGGTCCATAGGATATGGCTCCATCTGTTGTATCAGAGACAGCAGCAATGCGAACGCCTAGGTTAGTACCAATAGCCATATAGCCAAGGTAGTAATAAATCTTGTAGACAACTTCACCTACTGGTAGTTCAGCTGCTGTAATAGCACTGGTCAGTGTAGGCATAGCACCTGTTGTTGTAAGAATAAACTTTTGAATTGTAGATTGAATACCGCTATAACCAGACAAATAAATAGTTGTACCTGATGAAGTAATGCTGGTATAAATATAGCCAGTGTTTGGGTGAGTATATACAGCAGTAGGCAAAACTGATGCAGTTGTAGCAAATTCATAAACAGAGTTATTAACTGCCATAACAAGGCGCTCTTTAGTAAATTCAATTACAGCATTGGTAGCAACAATAGTTGCTGATGTAAACATAGACGTAGCAGCCACTGTGCTGTCATCTGATAGCAGTTTTTTGAGTACTTCTACCTTGCCAGTAGTTGCATTGTTAATAACCCAATAAGCATAAATACCATCATCACACATAGAAAATACTGGGGTACCAGATGTGTAAGTTTGAAATGCTGTAACTGTTCCAGCTGAATCTATCTTTTTAATTAGGTAGTTATCAGATAATAAAATGCCATCATAATCTGTTGTGCTAATCTTCCAGCGAATAGATCGTGCATATTGATTAGGACGGTTATTAGTTCTGGTAGCACCAATAGTTGCATAGCCAGTTACGCTGTCATTGAGCAGGGTTACTTGACCTTTAGTCCAGACATTGCAACCCTTGCTATAGGTGTATTGGAATCGCAATGACTCATCTTGTGCTGGTTCAAAGAACTTAACGCCTTGACCTAAATGAAATGTTGACTGGCTTCTAATCCACCAACCAGTAAGCGTCTGTTCACCAGGTTCACGGGTAGTATCAAGTTGTTGTTTGCGGTACTGAGCAGTGACACGACGATAAGGAGTCTCATCATCTGTCTGTAAGAAGAATGGTTGACCAGCAATAGAGATGTCATAGGCAACACCAGTTAACGCAAAGGTTTGATTGTTGACTGGATTGGAGAGTACGTAGGGTATTCCCTCGGTAATGTCGTCGCCGTAGGCCATTATTCTCCTTAGATTAACTCGTGGAAATTTAACCAATCTGTTTTGATTGCATTCCAAGAGAACTTATTGTTTATGTATTGCACTTGTTTGCTAGTGTCAACTAGCCTTGCTTTAACATCTTTGATTGCTTGACTTAAATTTTGTGCAAAGAGTTTTACAAACTCATCTCGCGTTGGTGGTAAATCAAATGTTTTACCATAGCCACCTGATACTTCTTTCAAAGCACCAATATTGGGATAGACACATAAACATCCAGCACTCATTGCTTCAACCTGAGATAAGCAAAATGTCTCAAAGTAAGTAGATGGATAGGCGTGAATATGTGCATTGCTAAAGGCCTCAAGGACTGTAGCTCTAGGAGTTCTAGCAAAGAACCTAATCCTTGGGTCGTACTCTTTTGGCTCTACTAAGTCTGGATTAAATGTGTTATAGATTTCTAACTTAAAGTCTTCTTCAATATATTGTAAAGACTCTAGTAAGATATCAAGGCCTCTATCGGGACTTGACGTATTAATAATTCTGACCTGCTCAGTGTTGTTAAACTTGCTTTGGTCATAGACCAACGGATCTATAGCATTATATATTACATATATCTTGTCTGCATTGATACCAGTAGTCTTAATAGTAAACTGCTTGGCTTCTTCAGATGGAGTAATGATGTACTTAAGTCTCTTTTGAAACTGTGGATGACGTAAGGTAAACAAACCCTCTTCTCCAAATTGTTCTGGAGTATTGTGCATCCACATAATGATTTCACCTTTCCAGTTAATTAACTCTGGAATGGCAGGCGTAGGCCCAGGCACAGTCAACGATAAATAGTTATGTGCCTTGGGTAAATCGGGCAGAATACGCTTGGCAAGATTGCTTGCCATATACTCAGTTCCACCGTATACATCTTTGTTGTAATCGAATGGAACCCTAGTCATTAAACTACTGGCGCTTCCTCTACAACAGGTGGGTTTTCATATTTATAAATATAATCTTCTGCCCAAGCAGATGCTTCAGCACTATCTGCCCAAGGAGCACCTGTTGGTTGATGCGGTTGACGGATTAACGGAGCTGGTGCACCATTAAAAAAGATTTCAATACATAGGTTTTCATCTACTGTATAGTTCATATTGCTCAAGGTCGTATACCTTCCCAAGTTAGTTTCATAGTTTTATGGTGTGTAACCCTGACTGTAGGGTCAAACCAAATTTCATATCCTGCATTACGTACTCTTTGACACCAAGAAATATCCTCACCCATTAATGGGAAAGTAACTTCTCTTCCAGTTACTGGATCATTAGTTGTATACCAGACAGACTGAAACCAAGGACGAGATAGTGATTCAAAGACTCCTTGCTTGACGCAAAGAAAACCAAACCCAGCACACTCAACCTGAGTCAGCTCAGTCATTACTAGAATCTGTTCATAACTATATCCTGGACTTAACATCTTTGGATACACAGTTGCTTCGCCAGTTGCTAGTAAATAGGCTCCAGTAATAATATCTTTATCCGACTCGTAGAGTTTAATAAAATCTTCTGGATTCCAAGCAATGTCTGAATCAATCCACATAATCTTGTCATATGTAATTGTTCCATTAAATGGTCTTTGTTCATTGTAACTGTTTTGAAAACTACCACTCAAGGTTATTTCGCGTGCATCTGCTACGTGAGATGAATACTCATTAGAAAATGCCCACGAAATACCCCGACTGTTTAATTCATTTATCATTGGGAATATGCTTCTGACATATGGTGATGTCAAAGAATGCCCAGGAGTACAAATGATTACATTGACGTGTTTAGGCTGTTGTTCCAGTTGTTGTTCCATAGCCCAAAATCGTAGCATAGTAGTCCTGTGGTGACTCTCCTAGACCCGATTCTGATGTAAAATAAACACCAGTGCTAAAGTTGTTATTGGCTGCGCCCATAGCCCAACGGCTGGTTCCAAATGCAATGTTGTTTTGAGTTGGTGGAACATTTGCAAAACCAGGCGCCGTATAGCTTCTTGTTCCAAGATATCTTTGAGTCCACGTAACAGCATTAGTTGAAGTATAAATAGGTGTTGATTGTCCTCCGCCAACAACAAACAAACCATTTGCAAATGCTACTACA